ATTCTTTAGTCCGTATTTTTACGGTGAAAAGTTGATAGTTAATCCTACAAAATATTTTATAAATCAAGCAGGAAATATAAAAGCTGCATTAGCCGACACACTAGAAGCAGGGGCAACAGCAGTAGGTGTTCCCGGAGCTGTAGGTTTGCTTAGAAGTGCAGATATGAAAGCTTACAACGAGATGGTGTTTAAGACAAGAGGAAGCTACCTCACTCCATCCGAACGATCAGGTATGAAATATATCTTTAGAATAGCTAGAGAGCTTGATGACGATAACTTGAATAAAATGCTACAAGCTTCTAAAAGAAACGTGGAGTTAGACGAAAGAGTAGCTGCTGGTTGGGGCAAAGACACAGAAGAATATAAAATTATTCGAGAGATAACAAGAACTCCATTTGCTACATCATCAGGATTAAGTTGGCTCAAAAGTGCAGAAGCTTTGAACAATGGCTTCTTAGATGTCAGAGATTTAAAAGATGGTAATACCTTAAATAATCTAATAGCCATACAAGAAGCTAAAGAGCAACAGTTAACTTTAGTAACAAGATCTTTGGAAAGATTCAAAGAGTTAATAGCCGACAAAGTTAACATAGATAATACAGAAGCTGTGAATCAATTCATAAAAAAGTACGAAGATTTAGTAGCAAACGAAACTCAAGATATGATTAGTAAACGTAGTGCTTTGAAAGATAAGATAACTGATTTAAAAGAAATTGTATTTACCAATCCTGATGTTCCAGTTAGCACTACTTTATCTAAAAACTTGAATGATGCAGGAACTGAGCTTCGTATGAAGTTAGATAAAACTCTAACACGTGGCGAAGCACTTGAGAAAGAAGCACAAGAGAATTTTGAACTTCTCAGTGAAAGAGCAAAAATAATAAAAAGTAATATGGGAGATGCTAAACACGGCAACAGAGCTGCTACTCTTATGGAAGAAGTTATGGAGTCTTGGATTGAGTACTACCATGCAAAAGGTAAAGTAGGGTATAAGGCAGTAGATGATTTAGCAGAGAAAGAAGGTAGAACCATAGATATATCTAGCTTGTTTGTTAAGTTGAAAGACTTTGATGATACAAGTAGCCCTCTAACTAGGTTTTTTTCTAGAAATGGTCAGTTCTTTAATAGCTCTCTAAACAAAAGATTAAGAACGGCTTTAAACACAATGGCTGCAAGATCTTTAAAAGGTATGAAAGAAACAACGTTGAAGAAGCTAAGAGATATGGCAACGACTGAAGGAACTGACCACTTTATAAATAAAGATGCAGATGACTTAGATATAGCCTTGTACTGGACTGAAAAAGGAGATTTAAAAGCTTTTAACGCATTGCCAAGTGAAGTAGAAGATTTGTATGCGGCTTTTAGAGATTACGGGTACAGAAGATTTTCAGCTAATCCACAGCTATCTACAGACTATCTGAATCAAGCGGATGAGATCAGAGACTTAATCTTACAGCAATCTAAAGGTCACTATGATATGTTTGTAAGAGCAGCAAAAATATACAAAGATGAAGTCTTTGATAGGCAAGATGGATTAGGACCTTTAACTGATTTCTTAAAATCAAAAACAGGTAGACTGACTGAAGCCGCTAAAGAAAAAAGAAGTATTCTGTACAAGAACAATTATGGCAAGGTAACTCCTAGAAATTTGTTTAATCCTTTTATAAAAAAGATAGAATCTTACATTAAATCTGGCAGTCCTAATGATATGGGGGATATACAAGATGACTTCTCAAATATAGTAAGACAAATGTCTGAGAATGTAGATGGAGTTCCTACTTTTAATTTGGATAGTAAACAAGGAAGATTAAGATTTGAGACTATTCAAACAGCCATATCTCAAAACATATATGCTGAATGGGGGCAGAAAGTTGTAGATAGTGCCAATAAACTACAGGACGTAAGAATTAAAAAACAACTTCTGAATAACATGGGTGGGTACGATTTTAAAACTATGAATGTAGATAGACTTCGAGAATTATCTAACAATGTACGAATTAACGTTATAGAGAATGGTAAGTCAAGACCTGAAAGTTTAATAGACTTTTCAAAGTTACTCAGTGATCAAAAAGACATTGTAAAAGTTATGGAAACTTCTCAAGAGCTAAGAGATAAATACAGAGTTTTTAAGGAAACTGAAAATGAGAGAATAAAAAACATAGCTGGAGAAGTTATGGACAATATTAACTTACGAAATGAAACTATCGAAAAGTTAAGAAAGCTAACAGCACTAGATGAAGATTCTTTTCTTAATTCCGTAATCAAAGGTAAATACACTAAGGATAGTATAGATCTATTAAGACAACAGTCAATTAAAGAAGGCATAAAAGAAAAAGATTTCAATGAAGCTATAGCATACATGCTTACAAATGGTATAATAAATTCAGGAAAATTAGTTAATGTACCCAACAACTTTCTAACTGGTTTTGACGGATTACCCAAGCCACTAAAAGGTTTTGCTAGTCCTGAAGATATGTTAGCAAACTTACGTAATGATAATATAAAACCCTTACTAAGTGAAATACTAGGTGATAATCATGTAGCTTTCCTAGATGACATTGCAGAATATTTACAAAGAGAGAAAGCCGCTCAAGTAGATATAGACAGGCTTACTGGTCTTACAAGACCTATGGGTACAAATGAAGTAATAAGTAGAGCATTTAACATAGCAAGAGGTATGGTTAGTCCTACCTATGTAGGTGCTGAACTAGCATTCAGATTAGCTAGTAATGCTAATATAGATATGATTAAGATGGCGGCCAAAGACCCTTATGCTGCTGAACTTATGGCAAAGATGATGGAGTTCCCAGAACAAATAACAAAGTTGGAGCTAAATACTTTTAGAAGATTAGCTGTTGATTTTGTTGTAACAGAGTATGCTAGATTGGATCTTGTTATTCCAGATTATTACTACGACCCTCAAGCATCAGATACATTAAATTAACTAAGGAGAAAGACTAATGAAAACTTACTACAATGGACCCCGTAAAGGCATGATGTATGGTGGTGGTGCTACCATGAGAAAGCCTATGATGTATGGTGGCATGGCTAAGAAGAAAAAGATGCAAATGGGTGGCATGATGAATGAAAAGAACATAAAGCCTAATGCTAAGTCAAACATGATGATGAGTTCAGGAATGAACATGGGCATGATGTATGGTGGTCAAGCCAAACTAGACATGAACAAGAACAACAAGATAGATAAAGAAGACTTTAAGATGTTGAGGAAGAAGAAGTAGGTTTATCCCTCTTTCTCATTATTTTACGACCTCTGAAGAAAACAATTGTATTGATAGTGGTGTTTATGGTGATGGCAACAACTAGCCAAGCTTCCCACCACTGCATCAAACATACCTACCCGATTTATCCATGACCTCTTGTGCCATAGACTTCAGATACTTTATTAACTGAGTTACTTTATTTGTACCTTCATACATGGGAAGACCTAAGTTCATGGTCTTCTCAAATTCATTTGGATCTACTGCATCGTAGAGTATCTCAACATTTCCATCCTTATTAAGAAACGCTTCTAACGAGAACAGTTTCGCTTTCACCTTTGATTTCATTGATCGGCTCTAATTTACTAATAGGTAAGTTATAACAATCAGCTTTAAACGTAAAGCCGTTGCTTGGGTCTACTTGACCTTTCTTATATCGGGTAGCTTTAGCATAGTATTCTTGTTTACTGATGCTACCTAGTATCCAAGCCTTACTGAGATCAGTCAGTATCCTCACGAACACATAACTGTCACAGTCTTGCTTAGTACCATGAGATGCAACCGAGCAATCATAATTAGACTTTGGCTTAGTGTTACAACGTTTAGTCTTAACGTCGATACGATTCCCATCTTTCACTAAATCATAGTTATATGTATTTGCTTCAGTTGCCCCGATGATATCAGCTACGATTACCTCGCCTATCGCACCTACTACGTTACTAGTGCCACCTGTAATACTTCCCTGCAGAATGCCTACAGTAGAAGCTTTTTCCCTCGCATGACGCATGTAATCTTCGCTGATTGATACTTCGATCATTAGTTTGCACCTAAGTCTACAACTTCACAGGCATCTGCAGTGCAAGCCAATTCACGAGTACCGCTCGTATTATCTTCCTTTTCATACATAGAGAACTTAGTCCAGTCGAGTGACTTTGGAACACGTCCATTCCATTCGAGATATTCATCCGCATCTATGTCCTGATAAGGAGCTTGTTGGTACGTATGGTCGGCAAACGGAAGGAACGATACACCTGACGCAATATCAAAGTTATCGTACAACCACGCACCAACTTCCATCCATTCCTCTTCCTTTACAGTAATAGTCACAGACGGTTTGTGTTCGCACCAGTTAAGTGCATAGACTTTCCAAAGTTCTAGTTGTTCTACTGCACTCATCTCAGTTCTAGTGATAGCACCACTAGGAGATTTCATTGGAAAAGAAAACACGGTAACACTGTCAGGCTTCATAACGTCAGGCTCTGCAGGGATACCTTCTTCTTTCATAAACTGTGTAAGTGGATCTTTGTTATCCCCACGTACTGTTCTGATATAAAAATCATTGTGTCTAGCATGAATACCCGATGCAGAATCAGTCAACTGAGACACAGTACCACTTGGCTTTACACAAGTGATAGCCGTACTTCTCGGTATACCAATAGCATCTGCATATTCTTTGTTTGTCTTTATTGCTACTTGTTTCATCTCTTGTAACCAAATCTTTGAATCAGTTGTTTTAGACAGTACATAATGATCCATGATACCAGTTAATGAGACACCAAGCAAGCGTTCTTCTTCTGTATTTGTTTTCCATATCTTACGTAGATACTTCAGATCTGTAAGAGTAGACTGAAACGTACCTAGCATTGTGGCAACTCGCACCTTTGACTGAAGAGTCAGTAGGTCATCGTTTTCACGTACGACCACTTCAGATAAGTTACAGAACTGATACGGTCTAAGTATGATCTCACTACATGGGTTCGTACCCCACATATGACCTGTTTGTCTTCTGCCACTCTTAGCTACCTGATCGTCGGCTGCCTTACGATTGAACATGCCACGCTCACCTGACTTTGACTCATACAGAGATAACCATTCTCTCATGTAGGTTTCCATAGCAGGCTTGCCCTTGTAGGCTACAGAGTTATTTGCTAATGCTCTTTGACCATTGTTGTTCCACCACTC